TTGTTGCCATTTTATAGTTTGGTTGCTACGCTTATGGATTTGCCAAGGGTTTCAGCGATGGTGTTCACCAAAACGTCTATCATTTCGGGGGATAGGGCGTTGCTCATAAACTTGGTTCCCTCGACACCTCGCTCACGGATAGCAAAGGCGATAGACCTACCCATGACCAATCCCTGCTCCTGCTTGGTCCGCATTCGCTCAAGTTTGCGTGAGTAGGTTGGAACGACCGGGATGCCCTTATTTGCAATCCAGTCCGCTATGGCTTGGGGTGGTGGAATCTTCTTGTCGTACCTGAACTTTGAGTCCCTTGCGGATATGTAACTCGATGACCTTCCGTGAACCCCTTGGTCAACGTACTTCCAATAAGGGTTGGCCATAATAGCCACGACGATTTGCTTTGCGGATAGTTCGATGTCTTCAGGGGCAATGGATGCCGAGAGCGTTCCCCCTGCATTTGCGTTGGCTGCTTCGAGGTTTTTCTTCGCAAGTTCGATGACCCTTGCAACCCACTTGACCAGCACGTCATAGGTTGGCGACTTGCCTCCACCCTTGGGTCCAACGATTGAACCAATGCCCTCCAAAGCGGTTTGGTCGATGCCCTTCATCGAACCGCTACCGAACTTGCCTACTGGTTGCCCATTGGCGAGGATGGTTGTTTCCATGTGGGTAAATGTACCCTGCCGAGGATAGTGTCTATCTGCGCCTTGCTCGCTCCGCTTCCATCCTCTCGGCTTCCAAAATATCGTGAATCAGGAGAGCGTAGTTCAAGAACTCCACCGCCTTCATTGCGAAGATGGCATCGAACTTCAGCACGTCCTTGTTTGCCATCCGCCACACCACCATCAGCCAACCGTACCCTGCGAGAGGGCTTACGTCAGCCCCTCGGCCTTCGTCATCAGGTGCTTGGAATAGTCGCTCAAAACTTTCAAGTAGGATTCTGAACTTAGCAAAAAAAAACTGACAACCCCCCAAACGTCCCCGACCTTGGCGTGCTTCTTCATTAGTTCGGCTCGCTCGGCATGGGCAGCCCCGTCGTACTTTTTCGGAAATAATCCGAATAGACCGCCATCCCTGCACAAGGTCGCCATGATTCGGTGGAGGTTCTGCAACAACTGCTTCTCGTCCGTGGTGTTTGCGTCCATGAGTTCTATCAACTGCCCAGCGGTCAACTCGTCCGTGAACACGGTAGGAATCCACCACTTGCCCCCGGCTTTGAACTTTCGCTTATACCCAAGGGCAGGCAATGCGTTCCACTCGCTGATAATAGCCTTGTAACGCTTTAGGACGCTCTTGGCGGGCATTTCTCTCACGAACGATATATCCACCCCCTCAACGATTGCAACGACCCCTGCTCGCTTGTCGTAGTCGCCAAGGACGCTGCTGAACTCAATGGCTCCGATGCGTTGGAACTGGTCAATCGTTAGGTCTTGGAGTTTCATAGTTTCAGGAAGGTTTTGTAGGACGATGCCGACGATGCCGATGCAAGGTACTGGCTGAACTCCTTATCAGCCTTGCGTTCTTTCTCTGAGTAATACCAAGGGATGTGCCTCGCTGACTCAAGCAACGAAACCCCACCGATGAAGTACTCCTGCCGATTGTAAACGGCAAAGGTCGTGTCGATAGGAACATCAACCCTTGCTGCCATGATGACCCTTGAGTTACGCTGACGAGTCGCTTCGTAGTTGTTCACGTGGGTATAGTACGACGACCTTGGAGGCACATCATCCCATCGGAGCGACAGGCCGACCTTGCCTGCTTGGGGGAATTGTTGCAACCACTCCAAGCACATGGGAATCGTCCGCTTGCTGGTCTTGTAAAGGTCAAGGTCCGGGTCTGTAACCGCATAGAACGGCTCTCCCAGTTGTTGCACCAAGCCCGAAGTCCATGGGGCTTGATGGCCCAAGTTTTCGTCAAGCATTACGACCTTGCAAGGGTTGGTGGCGTACCACTCCAGCAAAGGTTCGTAGGTTGAACCGTTGTCCACGATGTAGATGTCCCCAATCCCCTCCCACTTGCTCAAGTCCCTGACCATCGCCTTGGGCCATGTCAGCAGGTTGCGGTTGTTGATGATGACGGGGATGCCCATGGTTAGAACTTGTAAACGGCAATAAGGTCGTCGTATCGGCCCGATTCGCTAAGGTCTATGGCCTCAAAGATTGAGTTGCTCGGTGCTACGGCTGACAGGTTCACGAACCAATCCTTGCTCTGCACGTCTTCAATCATCAAAACACCGCCTTGGTTCATCAATGGTGCATACAGGCTGACGACCTGCAACATGGAGTCTAAGGTGTGCGGGCCGTCGTCCAGCAGGAAGTCGATACCGTTCTTAAAATAGTCCCTTGCGACTTGCACGGATTCGGGTGTGTAGGCCGATGCGATGTGAAGCCTTGAACGAGTCCAGTCAATGTGCTTGTCAGCCTTTGGCTTGACTTGGTTGGCAATGTCGTAGAACAAGAACTTGGCCTTGGGCAGATACTTGCACCACATAGCCATGGACCCTCCGTGCCACACGCCTATCTCCACGAAGTTAATGGAGTCGGCTCGCATTTCAGCCAAGTACTTAGCATAGGTGCTTGTGTAGTTATGGCCGTTGGCTTTGTCGGTTCCTCCGTCATAGTCAGCACCATTGAGGTCTAACTCGTCGAGGATGGCAATCAGTTCTTTGTCTTTCATGCTTAAAATGTGATTACAAATTTTTCGGGACCCGGCCATCCGGGGTTGGAGTCGTGAACCTTCGTATCGGGTTTCTTGCCAATCCAATGTTCGGCTTGCCAGCGGTGGTCCCGTACCGGTTCGCCCAGTTCCTTGATGTGGGACGACTTGGCCCACCAATAGGTTCCACCAAAGTAGGGGTAGCCTTCGGGGTTGTTGTGGTCCGCCATGTGAGGGAACTGCTCCTTGGTAATCCAATGGCAGCCGACTGCATCCACTCCTTCAATCAGTTGCAAGCAGCGTTCCCAAGCCACGACATTAAAGAAGGTCATGCTTCGATTCCACAACTGGTTTATCAATGATGGGTCGCTTGCCCCCTTCGTGTGAGCGTACAGGTACACGGCTTCCTCTTCCTGCGAGGCCCGGTACATTTCGGTAAGGGTCGCCTGCTCCCAAGCGTTGGTCCGGGTAACGACTACCTTGACGGCCACCATCGAGCCTTCCAGCACCTCCTTGACCGCCTTGCGTTGTTCGGGTGGACCGACGATGCCGACCCTTATCTCATCCAAGACCCCGATAAGGCCGTAGTTGCAGACCGCCATCATGTGCTGGTTCAGGATTAACTGCCAATTCCCTCCGCAATAGATGTGGTAGTAGTGGATGACTTTCATAAGGTCCAAAGGAGGGTTAGAAGGGTGATGATAAAGAAAACGGCTGCAACCGCTTTGCCGATTTCGATTAGCAGGTCAAGGATGCGTTCGGGGTTCATCCCTGTTGAAGGCTTTCCTTGATTTCAACAAACTCTTCAGAAGCATATTTTTTGCCAACGCCAATCGGGTCTTTCGTGTATGCCGTTAGTTCTGCCATTGCCTGTTCAATGCTCTCAAAGGCAAATGACTTGCATCCCACCCTGACAAGGCATCCTCGGTCAAAGAATGCGATTTCAATATTCCAATGCTTCAGTTGATTGATTTGTTCTCTTGTGTGTGTCATTGTTTAGGGGTTTAGTACCGCAAAGTTAAACCACAACATACTTCCCTGAGTTACTTACCCTTAACTTATTGAGAGCCACATACCGCATAGCGTCGCAGGCGTGGTTGAAGGAATCAATCGGGACCCCTGTGTTCTTGCCTTCCTTGTCGGTGGCCCAAGTGTAGGACCGCAGTTCCTTGATAAGGTTGGTGCTATCCTTGGTTACCTGCAATTTGAACCTTTTGAGAATGTCAATCCCGTTCCTAACCGAGTCGGGGCCTTTCTCCGCTGGCTTGATGTTGAAGCCAAGACGGTAGATTTCTTCGATGGACTTCGGTTCTGCTGAATCCGCAACTATCTCCCAAGCCCTTGTGATGCCCAGCGTCCGCAACTTGTCTGCGATGTCTTGGTTCGTGAGGCCTGTTGCGTAGAGCAGTTCCTGAATCAGCAGGCAGTCCCCTTGGCGGTATATAGCGACCAAGGCCGTAGGGTCGTTGCTAAAGCCCCAGTCAAGCCCAAGGGCGACGAATTTCGCTCGGCTGACATCTATACCTTCCACGACCTCGAAGTCCTCGTATATCGCACCCTGAAGCGTCCCGACTTGACCGAGGCCGTACACCTTCCACCAGTTCGCCCAATAGGCTGACGTTTCGGCTTTGGT